TTCTTGTAGTACCAGTCCACCACCATGCTTTTGTTGTCCGTCGGCACGGTGTCGTCTGTGTTGTACTGCTGCATGATGTTGCCGGTCGATTTCAGCTTCCCTTCCAACTCCGGGTACTTGGCCGTCAGGATGTCGTTGTCGACCAATTCCGTCACAAAGACGTTTTTCGATTTCTGAATGTCTGTGATTCCCGGCTCCCAGAAAAAGCTCAGAATGTCTACCGCGTTCACGGCGATGTCGCCGATTCCGTTCAGTTTGGAGCTGTCCCAGCTCACGTGCCAAACGAGCGTCCCCTGCTTCAGCTTCGTCCACTGGCTGTCCGAGTAGACTTCCTCGAAATCGTTCTGTTCTAGGATCACCGGCAGGATAGACGAGAGCCGCTTGGCTTCTCCCCGGTCGTCCGGCTCCCTTGGCCGGACGGCGGGCGCAGGGTATGCCGCAATCGCGTCCGCGTGCTTTCCCATGATGACGTTAAAGAGCCATGCGCTCGCCCACTTATCGTCCATCGGATTCCCTTTTTGAATCTGCCGCCAGCTCTTGAGCCGCCACCAGTTTTCGCTCGCCGTCACGCGCGCTTCGAGGTTTGCCTTGCCCGCCTTGTATTTTTGCAGCGTGGCAAACGCCTGCCGCACCTGCGCTTCGCCGATCGGCTGCGTCAGCACCGGTGCGCTCTGTTCCATCGTCTCATTTGCCATCTGTTGCTTCCTCCGTCTCCTGCGCGGCTTCCGCTTTGATCTGCATCTCCGCCAGCGCTTGTGCCTCGGCCAATAGATTTTGCAGAATCAGCTCCACGACCACCGGCGGCAGCTTTGCCGCGTTGATCTCCTTGATCAGCTTCTCCCGAAGCGCCCGCACCTCTGTCCCAAATTTCATTCTGTCTCGCCTCCCGTCAGCACGATGTTCACCATGTAGATCTTCGACCTGGCATCGTAGGACGCGTTCACGCTCTCCGCCTTGCGGTATGTCCCAATCAGCGGAATCTCCTGCTGTCCGTCAATCACTTTGCAGCTTGCAAAGCTCATGCCCTCCACGCCCGTCAGATCTGGGAACTGCGCCCCATCTCCGACCTCGAAGCTGTTTGTTGCGGTCATCTGTGCCCGCTCGACCAGTGTTTCGTAAAAATTCGTGATCGGGATCTGCTTTTCATCAAGTTTCAAAATCATTGTCATTTCCTCCCTATGACGCATTTTTGGCCGTAATAGCTCTGTTGATAGCTTCCTTCAGCGCAGCATTGTCGTTGGCAAACTGCGCCGCGCGATATGCCGGTAGTTCGCTCACCACGACTGCCGGTGTCACGGTTCCCGCGCCGCTCAGCGCCGCAATCGCCGCCCGCATCTGATTGAAGTGATTCGTGCTCAGTGCCGCGCCCGCCGTAGCCGTCGGCACCGACGCCGCCGTGCCGCCGCAGTCGGCCACCCGCTGCCGCAGCGTGTTCCATGCCGCCGCCGTGATGTATGAGATCGGCTGCCCTGCAGCGATGTAATAGCCGTCGTTGCTGGTCCAGGCAAAGCTTGCGATCAGCGCCTGCGTCGTGGCCGAAGCGTCCGCGCTGTCCAGATACGAGCCGTTTACCGTGTGCCGGACCTTGAAGTAATACGTCGTCCCCGGCGACAGGCCCGGGATCGTCACCGGCGAGCTTCCGATGTTTCCGTAGGACACATAGGCTCCCGTCGCCGTCCGGTAAAACAGCGTCCAATATCCCGTGCTTCCGTCTCCTCCGTTTGAGGCCCAATAGACCGTCGCGCTGTTCTTCGTCGTGGTCACGCTCGTGATCGTCGGCGCAACTGGGGCAATCCGGCTCTTGTAATAGGCATGTACCTCCAGCCCTTCCGAGATCGTGATTCCGGTTCCAGCGGAATAGTTGGTCTGGTAGTTGTCCGAGGACAGCCGGAAATACTGAAAATCATAGATTTCCGAATATGTTTGATATTGCGTGTTGGCATACGTGATGTAAAAGATTCCGCCCGGATGTCCCGTGTAGGAGCCGCTTGTCAGCGCCGTGTTTCCGTCCAGATAGTTCCGGATCAACACTTTTACAGTCTGCGCCTGCGTCGTGTAGGACACCACGTTCGTGTTGCTGTTCTGCGGCGTCTGCCCCGGTGCGTAGATGTGGACGTAAAATTGATACGTGCCCGCGTTCCCCACGTAGCTGCTGATGTTGAACGACCACGTTGTCGTCGCGGCCTCGCGTGTCCCGCTTTCCGGCTGGCGCACGAGTGCGGTGTAGCTCGTGCTTCCCGGATAGAGGCAGTAGAGCATCATCGCGTACTGCTGTCCGACCGTCAATCCGGTCACGTTCAGCATGGTTCCCGAAATGGATGCTGTCGCCATACGCAATCACCCGAACACCGGCACCACGCCGACCACGCCGGTTGACACGAATTTAATTGTCCCATCCGCGCGGAGCTGGATGCTCGCCGTCTTTCCTGCGTTCTGGATGAAGATGTCGCCGTTTGTCGAGCGAATCCGCACCGCCGCGCCGCTCAGCTCTGTTGCATATCCCCCCGGTGCCGAGCTGGACGGCGTAAACTGCAGTCCGCCCGCTCCGTCGACATACATCTCACCGCCGCGCATACTCGTACCGCCAACCGTCAGACCGGTGACATTGCCAAGGCTGTCTGTAATCGCGTCGATCTGCGCCATGATTGCTTGTAGCTTTGTCTGGACGCTCACGCCGCCGAGCTGCAAGTCCGTCGCGTTGATCGTGCCGGAGATCGTCGCGCCCTTCGCTGTCATCGCGCCGCTCGCGTCCACCTTGAAGTCGCTTCCAAGGCTCAGTCCGCTGGTGCCGAAATACAACCCGTCCGACGCGCCCCACTTCTTGTTCGTCCGGTAGATGCTGTCCTCTGCCACCGTCCACGGGCCAATCACCGATCCGCTCGCCGCTGTCAGCGTTCCGGAGAGCTTCGCGTCCGTCGCTTCCAGCGTGCCGGACGGGAAGTGCAGCTTCTTGGCCGATAGATATGCGATCTCGTCGCCGCCCTGCCAGAATGTCACCTTTCCCGGCGTCACGGTCACCAGCTCATTTTTCGTCTGGTCTACCACGGTCTCGCCGTCTTTTGTCACCGTGGTTTCGATGTTGCCGACGCCCACGCCGTAGACCGGTGTTGCCTCGTCATAGTAAAGCAGCCCGGTCTTCACATATTGCTGTGACTTCACCGTGAAATCATTGTTGATGCCCGCTGCGTAGTCGTAGAGCTGCCGGATGCCAAATTCGTTTCCGTCAATGGTCATCGTGGCTTCCTGCCAATACTTCCCGAAGTCCGATACCGCGACATAATTGCCCGAGAGCTGCGTCTTGACGCTCTCGCTGTTCGCCGCGGCGTAGTCCGCCGTTTTGATGATCAGCGCCTTGAGCTGCCCAAAATTCCCGAGCTGCGTCTTCCGCTCCGCGTCCGGCAGGCTGTCCGCATCAATGGCCCGCGACACTTCCTGCAGCACCGCGCTCGCCGACCAGTCTGCGAGGTTGAGCTGATCCGTCAGCGTGCAGAGGTAGCGCCGCATGGATTCCAGCTGCTCCCCGCTCGTCTTTCCGGCAATGGATGGGTACGCCAATGTCATGCTGCCCATCGTCGCACCTCCTTTCTCATGCGTCGCTCCCCGCTTCCAGCACGCGCGTCAGGCCGTACAGCTTGATCTCGCCCTTTCCCGTCATGCGGAATTGCAGATGGTCGCACCGGCAAGGTCGAATCGGCAGCAGGAACGTCCGCAGTCCTTTCCCGTCCAGATGTCCGCTGTGCCGCCACTGTCCGTCCGAATCGTACTGAATCCAGAAATCCATGCTGCTTCCCTTCGGCAGCTGCATCCGCAGATCCAGCCGCGTGATGTACTTCTTCCCAGCAAGTCCATAGGTCATCATTCCTGTTTCCGCCATCCACTCGACGACCCCTTCCGGCTGTCCGGCCGACCCATACAGGCAGTCTACGTGCTTGTCGCTGTCCAGGCAGTAAAGCTCATCGTCCACGCGGGCAAACTCTGCCGCGTGCAGGCCGTCCTCCTTGTGCCAGATCCCGCGCCGCGTGTCGTAGCAGAAGAGCGCCCAGACGTTTTCTCCATCCCGCATCGAGATGTAATACTTCCCGCGCACCCCTCCGGCCACGGCCTCATAGTAGAGTGTGTTTCCGAACGCGCTGCCGATGTTCTCCGGCATCCCGCCTGTGTAGACGCAGACGCCCATGCGCGACTTGTAATAGAGCCGGTCATCTACCACAACGAGGCTCTTTTCCGATCCGCGCTGCACGCCCTCACATTTCTGCACAACGACCTGATGTGCGCCCTGTGCAGATGGGTATACCCGGTGGAAGCAGTCCTCCTTGAAGAAGATCGGGCTGTCGGCCAGCGTCGCCGCGCCCGTCCATCTCCCATCCGTGCCGCAGCTCGCGCGCCAGCTGTCCGTCGCCACGCCCTCGTAGCACTCCCAGTTCTTGAAGTCCCCGAGCTTGCAGCAATAAAGCTCGTTCACGGTCTCGCCGTCCACCACGCCATACTTGCAGCCCCAGAGCCGGTTTCCGCTCTCGGTCACATAGTCCATGTCCGGCACCTTCCGCTCGGTCTTTATCGTCCCGCTCGTCAGCTCCGTTGTCTGGTCGACAAGGCCCACGATCACGATGTAGCTCTCCGCCACGTCGTAGAGAATGTGCGAGCCGTTGAGCGCTTTCACCTGCTCACTTCCGGTCAGCCCGCTCAGCTGGATTCCATCGTACTTGGAAAATCCCTGTCCGATGCCGTCCGCCGCGAGCTTGAGATAGACCGTCGGCACCGACACCCATTGCGAGGTTGTCGCCGCATACTGCTTCAGCGTGTGCACGCTTCCGCTCGTGTCGATCCAGTATTGGCCGTTTGTCGCGTTCTCCGGCTGATCGCTCTGCGTATAGCTCACCGTGATTGCCGTGCCGTCCACCGTGCAGAGCGAAATGCCGAGCTTCCGGCTCTCGCCAAGCGCCACGCTGTTTGCGTGCCCCATGTAGCCGTTGTCCGAATACTTTTCCGTGTTGAAGTAAATGCCGTCCGGGAAGATGCAGAGATACGCGCCCATCGACACGATCTGCTTCTTCCCGCTCGTGATCTGCACCGCCGTCATATACTCGGCCATCGAATAGCCGGAGATGTAGAGCTGTTGGTTGTCAATCCAGCAAAGCGCATCCCGCGAGATAAGCGCCTGCGGGCTGTTCAGCGGCCTGTCAAAGCTCCGCTTCGGCCTCTGGCTCAAAAGCGGGTAGTGCTCCGAGCACAGATTTTTCATGTCGTAAAACTCGCCGTCTCCAATTTCGAGATTGTGGTTGTAGCCCCCGAAGACCTCCGTCGTGACGGTGCTCTTCTCTGTGTCCGTCAATGCTGGCATCAGCATCGGCCCCACCCCTTTCATTCATGTATTCACCGTTATGCACCCATTCTCCGGTCTTTCCCCCGTGGATTTTTGTGCCTTCTCGCATATTCATTCGCTTTTCTGTGCATATTTCTCAGTGTTTTTTCATCTGGTTCAGCGGATCAGCCCAAATCGGCAGCGCCGGAGCCGTCTGCATCGGGCGAATCGGCCTGCTCATGCAGAAGTACCGCCATTCGTCCGCCACATGATCCTCCATGCTCGTGTCGAGATCTTCAACCTTGTGCTCGTCGTATACCAAAATCGGAATCGTGCGGATAAACGCCTCGCAGTTGCGGAAGACGTACATCCGCGGGTATCCGTTCTCATCAAATTGCAGCCGGTAGTGGCATTGCATCCATCCCGCGATGCGCTCGTTGTCGCCCTTGGTGAAATACACGCCGTGCCGTGCCGCTGTCTGCTCGATGCTCTCGCCGCGGCTCGCGTCCCAGATTGCCGGGTCTGCAATGCCTGTGATGTCCTTTCCCTTGAGCCATGGGTGCTGCCGCTCGATCTTCGCGATCTCCGCAAACTGTTTGTCCGGTGTCCACTTCACGCCCTCGTTCGGTGTCTGCGTGCAGCCGTACAGCTCCAAAATGCGGTAGATCACGCCGTCGTAGTCTACCGCCCACCATGCGCAGGAGAACGGTTTCCCATAGCCGAAGTCGTAGCTCCGGCAGATCGTCCACCCGCTCGGAATCTCGAACGGATCGATGACGTGCGTGCCTTGCCGCGTCTGGTATCCGTCCGGGTTGTTGACAAAATCCTCGAAGAACTGTCCCTCGTAGACGTCCCATCGCCCGTCGAGCCACGCTGCCCGCAGCTTCGGCGGCAGATTCTCCAAACTTCGGATGTAGTCCGGCTGCTCCCGCAGCAGTGCCTTGTTGTCCGTGACCTTCGCTTGTATGAAGGAATAATCCTCCGGATACTCGTCCGGATTGAAAATGCGATCGACAAACAGCCGCTTGAAATAGCCATGGCTCGGCCCACCTGGGTTCAGCGTGTAATATGTCCGCTTTGGGAAACTGTTCGCGCCGCGTACGCAGGCATTGATCTTCTTGATCCATTCCTCGCGGAGCTGCGCCGCTTCGTCGAGGAAAACCACGTCGTATTCTGCACCCTGATACTGGCCAAGATCCGCGTCGCTTTTGCAATAGCCAAATGCAATGCTGCTACCATTCGGAAAGCGGAATACCTTTTCCGACTGGTTATACTTTGCAAATCCTTCCAGCTCTGCCCGAAGGATCTCGATGTGGTTATTCAGCAGTTCCTTGTAGGTTCGGCGCACAATGAGAATCTTGATCCCCTTATAGCGATAGGCCAGCATCTTGGCCTTTGCCCGCACACCCCAGCTCTTCCCGCCGCCGCGTGCACCGCCGTATGCGATGTGCCGGTGCTTGTCTGTCAGGAACTTCCACTGTTTCGCCTGTGCCTTCCCGATGTTCAGCGTTTTCATTCGCTGCCTTCCTCGGCTTCCCGCTCCAATACCAGCCGCACGCCGCCTTCGTCCTTCTTCTCGTCAGTTTCCTTCGCATATCCAAATCCGTATGCCAGCGTGAACTGTGCGCCGCGCTGTGCATCCCGGTCAAAGAGCCGTTCGGCTGCGTATTGTTCCACGCGCAGGCGCGCGCGCGTCACCGTGTCCACAAATTCGCGCTTTGCCTTGTAGTTGAGCAAGCTCTGCCGCGAGGTAAACCCGAGCGCCAGCGCAAGGCCCTGAATGGTCATCGGTCTGCCGCCAACGTATACCGGCTCGCCGTTCTTGTTCAGCATCGGCGTTCCATCTCCATCCCGCAGCAGCTCCGGCTCGCAGCTTGCAAAATAGGCGTCGATCTTCTCCTGCATTTCCTCTGCCGATGTGAATGTCGGTTTCCGTCCCATCCGGCGTCGCCTCCCTTCGCTTTTAAGCATAAACCATGCTTTTCGGCTTTTCACCCCACGCCAAAAGAGCGCCCGGGCCACCCCCGCGCGCTTCTTCTGTGCCAATATCTTTATGCCTGCCGGTCGAAATATCGCAGCTTTGCCGCCGCGACGCTGCACTTCCGGTAATCATAGCTTGCGCAATACCGGCTGATGTACTCTGCTGTGTCGCAGCTCTCCCGGAAGCAGAGCATGCAGCCGTCTTCGCACTTGATCGTCTTTTTGCCAGCTGCCGCCCAAAATGGGCAGATGTACGCCCTGTGCCAGTAGTCGCTCATGCTCCGCCTCCTTCGTCGTAAAACTTTACTCATTTACAAGGCTCAATCTAAGCGGCGTTTTGTCCGCTTGCGTTCCTGCTCCTTTTCCGGCACACATACATATTTATAATATTGATATCCGTACTTCGTCGCCCGGCACTCCGCCAGCACATATCCGCGCGGCGCCACCGGCGGCCGCTTCGGGCTGTACTCGCGCACGGCCTCCGTCGGCATCTCCGCCTCCGGCATCCGGCACGTCCGGCTTGCCTTCCAGCGGTGCCCGCCAAACTCCTCCCGCCAGTGGTCAAAGAGATAATTTGCCAGCGCCGTATAGTCCTGCCCGTGGTCGACGAGCTGCCCGCTCTCATTTTTATAATAGTTGTGCTTGCGCAGCGGCTTCACGTCGATCACGCTGCCGCGTCCCCAGAGCTTCCCGATTTCCTCCTCCGGCACGCCGTCCGAGATCATGTGCAGGTGGAAGCGCCCCGTGTGCTTGCCCTTGCCATAGACCAGATAGATCTTCGCCGCCGGATATTTATATAGTATGCGGCGGTAAAAATTGTCCCGTTCCCGCTTGCACTCCGCAACGGTATGTACTTCGCTGTCCAGATCAAAGGTCAGCGTCGAATAAAGCGAGGCGGGCGAGAAGTTCGCATTGACAAGCCGCGCATTTTTCCGTCGGCTGATCGCCTCGCGGTGCGCAGCCCGGTCTTCTTCGTTTTCAAAGCGCGGCTTTCTCGGCTTCGCCGTCCTGATGTCCGCGCTGTCTCCGATGTTGTATATGATCTGCTCGCAAACCGCGCCGCAGAAGATTCTCTGCTTCACTCTGCGCATCCCGCTCACCCTTTCTCTTTTTTCTGCCGGTTCAAAGCAGCGCCGGTCGTCCGGCGCTCCGTTCAGCCGTCATTCCTATCGATCTCCAACTTCTCCCTTGTGTCCCCGCTTCTCGTCGAGCGCCTTTTTTATGTCGTCCATGCACCCCTGACGCAAATGTTTCCGTCCTGCATTAGCAGCGTATCGAAAACAAGGCCCCAGTCAGCGGCGCTTTCATTCACCTTCATTTCCTCCATCCGTGCGCCGCAGTTGGGGCAATACTGCCAATACGGGTCTGGGACTTCCTTCGTTCTTGGGATCATTATCTTGCACCGGCTGCACTCGCGGTGCGGCCAGCTCGGCCACCTATCCAGCAGCCACTTCCCATGCACCACCTTCACAACGTCGGCAGCATCCATATTCGCAAGCACCCGCTTTGCATCGGCA